AGATCTTTCTGCTCACCAGGAATGTCATTTTCAAGGCCTTCTCTTTTAGCAAAAGATTGAATGAGATTCGCTACTCTTTCCCCTGGTGAAAGAGACCGCATAGCAATAGAAGGAGGGCCTTCAAAGATGCCGAAGAATTGAGATGGCGGCAAGATATTACTTCTCTTGAAGTGGTCGTTAACCTGGAACTGATACTGCTGATATAAAACAGCTTTGTCCATGCCAGAGCCACCTGACCACTTCACTATACGATTACCTTGTCCATCAAAGCCATGGTACACAGACGCGTCTTGTACACAGTTCATTTTATTGATGTTCAAAGCTATCGCTTGAGGCGTTACAGCGTATGGTCGCAAGTAAGCATGATCGTAAAGACTCTTTATTTCCATAGCTACATATGAGGACGCTACGCCACAGAATGTAGGCGATATGACTATATTAGAAGGTGGCCCATCTACAAGCTTCGTATCATCGCAGCTTACCCAGATAATCTCACCACCACTAGCTGTGACTCCAAGAAGCCATTGTGAGTCTAGCATGTAGTCATGTATCGGCGGCGGGGCAAAGACAGCTGGCGATACTCCTATTTGTTCATTCTTAAACAAATCAGGAGATAAGAACGACTTGGCTCCTTCTACTACAGCCATGTTCTCTGGAGCTATAGCTTCTGTAGATACGCCTCTACACTTGATGTTAACAGACTTAATCTTGCCTTTCATAGGCAGGCGGCCTTTACCTTTTAAGAAAGCTTCATTACTAAAGCCTCTTGACCAGCCAGAAGTTCTGTTAAAAAACACTTCATGCGCACAGCCAGTAAAAGATATGTATTGTTCATTACTATCACCTTGAGCATCGACTCTTTCATTCGTATAACGAACAGGCTTTGAAATACCAAAAGCTGGCCAGAAAAAATTCATTGGCTTATTGCCGTACGTGTGAGTGCCTTCAATAGACATGCCGACAGTCTTCGGTTGCAGAGTACCTGCGTTGTACGCTTTACCCGTAGAAGGTCCAACAGCGTCAGCTAGCTGTCCTATAACATGAAGTCCTTGTTTATTTACGATAATAAGAGCATTCATAACACCAGCAGCTGCGGTTAACGCTGTACCAACTGCACTACCGATGTTAATAATTGGTCCAGGCATTGAGCCGATAGTAGCACCTGTCCATTTATCTGCGGTGCTCAACAGTATTCTCTGTACAGCTTCAAATACAGCAACCTTAAAAGCAACTACGACCTCTGTAAGAGTCTTAAGAGTACACCAGTATCCAACACGTTTGCCTATCAGTTGAGTGTCTGTGACAGCTTGAGCAACACACTGGCCGATAAAGTTATGGTTAACGAAGCCTGGCCCAGCAAAGCACTGACAATTGTCACTTATAGAGTAGAACATATCTAACGTATATGACTGAGAGATAGTCGATTTCATAGAGATATTGAAGCCTGTAGAAATCAAGCCATCAATGATAGAGTCTGTAACATTATCTATAAAGAACTGACTAAACTTACGGCCTTTACTATCGTCCGTAGACATTTGATTCTGAGCGGGATTTGCTCTATACTCAGTAGGCTGTGAGTCTGCAAACTCTACAGACTTCAATATAATAGATACCCAAGCACTAGCTTTATCAGCAGACTGCTCGAATGTTTGAGTGTACTTGTCTACAAGGAACTTGATATCTTGGTCAGTTTTCCCGTCTGGTAAGTGGTCTTTAGTAGAGTTTCTCCACGTGTAAGCGTACTGGCCAAAGCTGTGATTAATGTACGACAGCATGACATACTTTAGATCAAGATAGAAAAGCATAGGCAGCATTATGTCTGCTATTATACGTAGAGGTTTATAGTCAAATAAAGACTCCATAAGGTTACCAAATGACAATGGCGGTAGTACTAAGTCAAACAAGCCATTGGCTTGGAAAGAAGATGACTCATACCTACGTAAAGCATTAGACGTTAGACTGAGTTCTTGAGCCACATGTCTATTGTCTTCCCAAGTATAATGAGAAACTATACCACTAACTTGATTGTACACAAACCATACTGTAGAACCTGAACCATAGCACCTGTTAGGCAATATAGAGGCTGTGACATTAGGCTCGTTTGTTATGTGACGTGCTTCAAGACTTTCTAAGTCTTTAACATCATACACTACTTCACTAAAACCATTACGCCCAGAAGAAAATACAGGTATCTGGCCGCCCGTAAGGCTGCCATCAAGACCAACGCAGCCGTAACCATTGACTATGTCATATTCACCTGATAGCTGGAAGCGGATAGTCCACTGTAACAAGCCTCTACTATACGCAAAGCCTAACATGAACACGTCGTTTACAACAGTAGAACTTATGCTTGAAGAGCTGATTATTGAAGCTGGATTCAGCTCAATAAAAGCAGAGATTTGACTTGTGCGTAGCGCTTCTCCAAAAGGCAGAGTGATTACGTCGATATTAGTCGACTGCCAAAAACTTTCAGGATTATTAAAGTTAATAAGCTGCAGTGTAGTGGGGTCCAGACTCATGTAGAGCACTCGTATAGAGCCTATATTCATGCTGTAGTTGTGCGATGCTTGAAGTTTGTATAGTACTGGATACGATTCTTTAGCATTTGACACAGCGTAATAAATATCTTCTATGCCAAAAAAGTTCTGATGAGGGCCGTGCTTGTACACAGACCATTTATTACCCATCCAATCGTCTATTTCGTCTACGTTCTTCTTCCATAAAACAAGCTCGTCTTGAGTTTTCTCGAGCACGTAGTCTTGACTGATCCACCAGTAGTTTTCAGTATCATCGTCATTAGACCAGAACTGCTTTACAAACTGCCTCATTCCTGTGAGATCATTCTTGTATATAGACTTTGGACTTGACTTATCACGTATGTCTTTAGTCTCATATAGCAAATTAAGCTTAGTCTCTTTATCTACATGAGCTGTTCTATGATCGTCATAAAGATAGTTTGGTTCTACTTCAGAGCCTGCGTTTGTTCCTGGGAGATCGAACGCTACATGCCAATACTCTTCATCTTCATTAAAGCTGACATTACGAGGGCCACTGACAATGCCGTCACCTTTCCGTTGAAAAATACCTTGAGGTATCAAGCGTACTGAAGCCGTATTATTCTCTGCTATGTAGTAACGAGAAGAAGTAAACTTGAGACTACTTTCTTTTGCAATAGTGTATACGTCACTACGTGCGTAAAAATCACCTTCAGTGTCTGCGACATACTTTACGTCAGAGTTTTCAGATCTCACGTATATGTTACCAGTTTCATCTATTCTAAAAGAAGTATTTTTTATCGACTGTATTTCTGTAGTGACAAAAAGATTGCAATCTTCGTCAAGTCTATATATGACGTCTATACCTTCATCAGCAGACACGTCTTCAACATTTATAAATGATACTTCTCTAGAACTGTGTAGATTAGACAAAGCTAAATCAATCTGTCCATAACCATGAGACAACTCTACGGTGTCTCTCGTTTGAGAGAGTATATGCAAATCTGGCGTAGTAAAGCCACTTACGCTGTGTATAAACGCAGGACAGAATACTAAAGGAAACTCTTCTAAAGACTTTAGAGTTACAACAAGTTTTTGTATTTGAGCGTCATAAGCTGGCATTACATTACTACTATTTTCATACGTGAGTAGCTCTGTCGTTACACTAGTAGTAAAGCCTGTTAAAACATTAAACGTGAATGATATGCGCTCTCTCTTACCTGTGTCTAAGTAGATATTTAATGTTTGAGTAGAATCTCCTGAATATAGCTCAGTCACAGAAAACGAAGGCTTAAGTCTATCAAAAATGTTTGTGTTGTATAAAGACCGTTTATACTCGGTACTAAATGACACGTCAACTATCTTTTTAGATATCGTGACTAGTCCTGTTATATGGGATACTGTACCCATACTTTGAGAAGGATAAAAAGGCTTCACTTCCTCTGAAGTAGCTAAAAAGTTAGACGGCGCATCTGGGTGACGGTCGCCTGCGATAGTCCATACAGGGTACATACCTGGAGACACTATTCTATTACCGTCATCATCTACAGCATTTTCGGGTACGTTAGTAATATATAGTGGTAAAGAATCATCTAATGACTCTAAAGCAACAGAGATTATTTGTTCATTGAGACTATTGCCTGTACTAACTGACGCTAATACTGGTTTAACGAAGTTTGTTCTAAAATAACCTGAGCTTTGATTATCTATACGTACGCAGTTCGGGTAAGAAGCTTCTTGCTGAGTCAATGTTATTACTTCAAAAGCTTTCGCATTTGAAGAAATAAGCCCTGGAGATTGTGTAGGCCTTATTCTGTAGAACGCGTAACCAAGAATACACACAGGTACACGTAGTTCTAAGATTCTGTCTGAAGTGCTATATCTCTGCCTTTTAGCAAGATTCATGTCTTGTTTATAGTTAAGCTTATTCAACATTCTATGGTACTTAGATTCATAGCTAGAGACTTCAACATCTTTTAATACGTTAAGATCATACACGCTGTAGTGAGAAGACTCTCTATACAAATTTGTCGCTGTAGCTTCTGAGTCTATATAAAACTCGTGAGACAAAGTAACACAAGCTTTGTTGACAGGAACAATAAAGCTATTGCTCTGAGAAATACATCGAATAGCTACAACATAGTGTACATCTTTAGGTATGTTTATGAGATAGGTAGTTCCGCCAAAGTCGAACCAGTTTGTTATTACGTCACCTTTATTAGCGTGCCCAAACTGCCATTTGACGTACGAACTTGGAAGAGCTGCTGCTGTACTTGAAGGCAGTAACACTTCATGAGAGCAACCTGCAGTTTCAAGAGTTATTTGGAAAGCATCTACACTGCTGTTAGATACATACATACTGATGCCTTTGATAGCATAGCTGTACCAAATAGGCAATCCGTGAGCTATATCTATCTCAGCATAGTATGTACCATCTCCATGTGTAGCATGCGTAGCTACTGTCTGTTTATTCATGCTCGTGTTACTTGAAGCATTACCTATAAATTCGTTCAAAGGTTCTACGTCAGAGTATTTAAGAGATGTCCAAACTTCATCGTATTCAACAGTCGCAACAAGATCAGCTTCAGTATTATTCATACCTGTAGCAAGAACATGCTCTTGTAAGGTGCCTGCGTCTACTACTTCGTAGTCTTCTTTAATTGAAAATTCTTCACCTATAGATGTTAATACACCATCGTCTGTGAGCATGAATTCACCAGAACTGCTTAAGCCTTTTCCCCATATAGATACGTCTTCTCTTCTTTCATAGCTGAGAGTGTTCCCATTGATAATTAAAGGCGAGTTAGCTCTGTATATGAACCAGTCATTTTTAGGTTCGAGTATTCTACTTACAATGACATGAAGAGAGTCGTCTTCAAAAAGAACAGTCGGTAAAAGACTTTCATCAGTAGGAGCGACAGGCAATGTTGACTTTACTTCACCAGTGTATATATCTACGTCTAGTGAAAAAGGTACATTTTTCTGAGTAAGACCTGCTATACGTATATCAGTATCGTTGAGCCTTTGAAAGCCAAGGCCTGTTACAGGAAACCCAGTAGACCAGTACGCCCAGTCTTCAAGAGCGAATGAAAACTTGAGGCCTGTCTGTCTTTCTTGTAGTACATAAAAAGGAACACCACGAGAAGTCTCTCTGTTGTGTATAACAAGATTACGAGCTTCAAGTTCAATTATCTGTGGCAAATCTTCTACGTCGTCTAAGCCATACAAGTTCGGTCGAATAGAGTTATCGCCTATAGAAATTAAGTCAAAGTTATGCCGCCACCATCCAGCGAAATAGCCGTCATCTTCATAACGAACAGACGTCTGTAAAATGCCACCAAGCAGCTTCTGTCTATTGAAAGAGAACTTCGGCTGCTTAACATTAACAAGCATGTCTGACTTATTGATGTCAAGAGGAGAGTCTAAAGGTATGTTAAAGCTCTGAGATTCGTTCACTATCATCTCCTACTAAGCTTACTAAGCCTAGTTGTATATCTTCAATAAAGGCACTGATTATAAATCTCTGTAAAGAGTCAGGTACTTCAATGCCTAGAGCTTCAAACTTAACTATTGTAACCGCAGCCATCATCTTAAGAGACATTTTGTCTACAGCAAAAGATACAGTATCCCAAGACACTTCATTTTTAATTACACGTGTAATCGTACGAGCAACACTCATCTGCTTATAATCAGGTTCTTCTTTCAATGCTTCATTCTTATTACCAAGAGGCGACGTTATCGTAACAGGCTTAAGGTCTACCTCTGCTTCGTCTATTAGCTTCTTAACGTCAGCCCAACTCATTGAAGAGTCTTCATCCTTAAACACTTCTGCGTTATAGTTCACTATGGTTCTAAAAAGCTGAGACACAAAACGACTGATACCATCCAACTGAGCTTGGAACACGGTGTCTCTAGTCTGGTCTATAGCAATGACAGCTGCCGCGCTTCTCATGTTCTCCATGTTGAATGAGACTTGCTGCAAACCAGCGAGCTCATACATCTCGGTCTTTAGTTCTGTTTTTGTAGCAGATAGCTGTGCGTCAATTGGCGTTGGGTTTATAACAGTCATCAAAGAGTCTATTGGTCTTGAAGAGTCAACGTACAGAGCTTCACCAGAACCATTTGAGATAGATTTCATAGCGAGGTCTACGTCATTATTGAATACAGGTACAGCGCCTTTATACATACGTATAAGCTGCTGTATTTTTGCGTTAACCTTATTAAGCTCTCTCTGTGTAGGATAAAGTAAGTCAAACAGAGAGGACGCGGTAACCTTGCTAAAGCCGATGTCCCAGCCAAAAGTGACCATTTGTACAGTATCAAATGGATAGTTAACCTCTTTCAATGTCTTACCGTTAATCGTGATGATCACTCTTTTCTCAGGACAGTCAAAGTACATCTTGAAGTCTACGCTGTCTTTGTTGTCTATCTCATCTAAGAGAGCTTGTTTAAGCGCGTCGTCTTCTCTAGCTAAATATGGCGTTAAAGACGTAGTTGGGAACTTATAGTTACGATATAACATCTGCTTAACGTCGTCAGAAGTGAACTGAGATTCAAACATGCCGACTTCGTAGTCATTCGCTTTTACAGGCTTATGTGTAATCGGATCGATAAACACATGACTGAAACATACAATAGACGCGTCATGGAATACTTCCATACACATACGGTTTATTTTTTCATTGCGTATAGCTTTACGCATGAGGCGTTCAACTTCGTCTTTATACACGATGTATTCTAGTGTAGGCACATCAGCTATGAGAGTAGGCTCGAAAGTAACAGTGCCTATTCGGCTTACAACCTGGTCAACTATCTGCTTCAAGTAATTACTTGACATGCCTGTTCCAGTATCAGTTCTTTCCTGGTCCATCGTCGTGAATGAAGGCACGTTATAAGAAGAAGTAACGTAGCCACCAGAACGTAGCGTAGGAAGTATTTTATTATAGAACGCGCAAATCTTCAGGTACTCTCTGGTATACTTTGTTTCTATAATAGAATTAAGCTTCGCATAGTCTGTGCGTATCTCTTCAGGCAAAACCCATTCGTCATTATTTTTTCCAGGATAACGACCAGGCACATATAGCTTAGAGATTTTGTCTTTCTGGTAATTAGCTGCTGTTATCATCTTAGAACCTCTTATTTATCGCATCAATGATATGAGGTGGAAAAATTATGTCCTTACATAAGGCGTCACTTAAGTAAGATATTTTCTCTATGCGAGGCACCACTCTCTCTGTACCACTAGAATCTACAATAGTGATCTGCTCTTGAGGTATAGAACTGTTATAGCGATACTGTGGCCCATACATTATTTCATCATGAGTAGCTCCGACATCTTTCTTAAATAGAGAGGGATCTAGACCCTGTGTCCTAATACGATAAACAAAATCACCATGACTAGTAGGCAAATAACCTGCACGATCAAATTTATCTTTCCGAGCATAGGACGACGCCACAGAGGGTTCTGAAGACACAAAGACCACTTTACCTGTAGGCGACGCATCATCTCTTTCAGGATACTCTTCTTCGACTCCTTCAAATCCTTCTTTCTCAAAGTCTACCTCCTCGTTGGTGCCACGGTACAAGTATTCAGGTAGCTCATCGAGATACTCCTCCAGTGCTCGTTCATTAAGAGCCTGTTTAAGAAGCTCTATAGCTTCTTCTTCACTAAGCTCTCCATTAGAACGATCAACGATCTTCGAAGCTATCGCTTCAATAATTTCAGTCTGTATAAACTCTTCTTCACTTAGAGCATCAATGTTCTGAGACGTCATAGACTTCGCGTGTTTCTCTTGAAGAGGATCGTTTCTCATCTCTCTTAACTTTTGCTTTGTTGCATACTCACCAAAAAAGTTAGCGTCTTCACCCTCGTCTACTGGCAAGTCTTTATAGTACTGATGAATAACATGAAGTATTTGAGGAAGATAATCGTCATAGATTTTTAGAGCTTGTTTATTTGTCATTTATTCACACTCGCTATGAACTGCTCTACTCTAAGATTGTCATCAAGATGGTTGAAAATACTATCGTCACGATACGGCGAGTCTATATTGTCAACAGTACTTATCCTTATAGATGTGTTATTATTCGTGATAGTCATCTCTAAAGGCTGATGAGCTAAATTCGCTGCCTTAAGCAACATCGCAGTGAGAAACTCAACAGACCATTCTTGCTTGCTTAAGAGTCTCAGCGCTTTACGAGTCTTATGTCGTTCAACGTAGATATCCCAAGCCTGTCGAATAAAAGACGGCTGTTTAATTTTCTTCTTTCTCATACTTACATTCCTTGTTTCGGTGCGCTTTCTTCACCAATTACGTTCCACAGAGCGTAACGCAATGCAGGAAGAATATCTGGGTGGTACACTTTCATGTCTACCTCCGGATATATCTGACCATTCGGGCCTCTTCTAAGGACTGTTTTTTCACACTCATTAGCTGTTTTCCCATCCTTTATAAGAAGGAGTCCAGCTGTCCTGAGAAGGTCACGAATCTTATCAAACATTATCGTCTTGCCTGTCTTATGCGCATTCTGTATATTCAGACGTAGATCAGGATAGTCATCAAGACGTATGTTCATATTGAAATGGTCAGATATTTTCTGGTCGCTGTCATCGGCGTCCCACAAGATTCTTTTGTTAGCTTCTTTGGGACTAAGCGTTGGAAAGAACTCCAAGGCTCTACCCCACGCATACTTAACCTGACCTTCAAGATGCTGCAGCTGAGAGATGGTCCTGTCTTTGATGTCAAGACGACTGAACTTATCTTCATGGAATACATAGCCACGACGTCCAGCTGTATCCCAAGCGATGCCTACTAGTGCATCAGAGTCAGATACACCGTAGTCAATACCAAACAGAACCATATCGATATTATAGTTAGGATAAACTTCTCTTGGATCGTATGTATGGAACTCAGGATACAGCAGAAGGTCTTCGTCGTATATCCATTCACCACCATACTCTCGGCGTGCATACACAGAGTTCATGTCCAAGCCCATTTCAGCGAGTTCATTCAATACATAAGCTTCTTTTGCTTCAGGGTCAACAGGGAATGGATTATCCTTATAAGTCCAGAAGTAGTGAGGCACGCTCCAATTCTTCCATGCATATTCACCGTACGTACCTTTTATACGTGGGGGAGTACCTGCACAGATAAACTTATATTCAGTCGCGTAGTCCATTTGCATTGGACGAAGGACTTCCTTTATAAGGTAATCAAGGAGGTTGTCCTTCAGCGCGAAGAATTCGTCAACAACGATGATCTTGGCTCCAAAACCAAGAATCTTGTCTGGGTCTTGAGTGTTACTTAGACCACAGATGTGTATACGACTGCCGTTATCAAGACGTCGCCAATTGAGGCGCTTGCCTCTTTTGTCTCTCAGCTTACACTTATCAATAATTTTATTGGCTGCGCTTTCGAAGATGTACTCAGTGTTTTCCATCGTCTGGCCAATGTATAGTACAGTCGTATTTGACTGCCTAAGAGCCTCTATGAAACAAGCTGCTGTCAACAAATGACTTTTACCTGCTCGTCGAGAACAACAAATGAGCTTTGTACCAGAGCCAGAGTTCAATACTTCAAGCTGTTTATCAAACAGCGTGTGTATAATCTGGTACACGTTATAGGCATTGTCATAATCAAGGTCGACTGTTTTAGACTCACCAGGCCGACCATCAACACGGTCCATTAGATAGATAAGCATACGAGTGTCACCTTTGACTGTAGCTCTCGTGTATGCTGTACGTATAAGATGGTCTTTTCTCTTTTCACCATCCTTAAATGCCGTGTATGCAAACTCATTAACCTGGTCTAACATTCTCTGCGCGTAAGCTACGCGGTTATCGAGAAGCTTTGCCATGTTACGACTGAGAACTCTTTTGCCTTCAGTCGTGGTTATTACACCTTCAAGAGAACCTGCGGCTTGTATTTCAAGCCACTGTTGTAGAGATCCTTCAGCTTCACGTATAGCTTTATCAGGGTCTTTCTGCACGTACTGTTGTAATGTGAGACCTGCTGCTTGAGACTTCGCGTAGATGGAGTCTGTATCAGGAGTTATCATCAGCTCTTGATAATAGCCATCTACGTCTCCCTCAAGGAAAGCTTTAACGGTTGCAGTTAAAGACTGGCCTGATGTTGAGTCCTCAATAATGTCTTCATCGTCTTCATACAATGACATTAACGCCTTCCACATCTTTCAGTATAGCGATTAGTTGACTAACTTTGTCTTTGTCAACCTCAACACCTATGATTACTTTATTAGGTTTACTCTCAGTCTTGGTTTTTACCTTTACTGCTTTCGCTGTAGACTTCATGACAATAGGGGCCTTATAGCCAATAACAGGCGCTGCAAACTTCACTACGCCTGCTTTGTTAATCTTGCCACAAGTAGACATCATCTGAAGACAAGCTTTAATCGCGTCTTCTTCAGTGTCAGCTTCGATCAAAATCACTGGGAATAACTGATCGAGGATATCCGGGTTTTCAAGAGCGAGATGCTCTAAAGCTGCTTTACGGCCGTGACCATCTAAGACCTTTAACACGCCTTCACTATTGCGCCAGACACTAAAAGGTTGTAGTAGACCATCTTCCAAAAGACTCTGACCAAGATCACGTACATCTTGTTCAGATCGCTTCTTGCTTTCTCCCTGGAAAGCGATCAGTTCAGTAAGCGACGCGGTATTACCGGTATCGCTGCATTTGATCTGTATCATGACAACTCCGCTACTATTTCTCGTACTGTGTCTAACAGTATTTTATTTTCTCTGAGTATTTCTCTCAGTAGATTCTTGTTGTGTAAGAGATTAAAAACCTTGAGATCAAATCGAGGTTTAAGATATTTACGTATATCATCAGGATGATAAAGAAGCCGTGGCTTGCCGTTCCTATGGTTCGTAGGTGCAACTGTCCAGTTCTGGATATTGTTTGCGTATATGACGTTACGAATGTATTTATCCGTATATCCAAACAGGTTTGCTATACGCTGCGTGGACATACATTCAGCGTTCCTTCGCTGAATCTCTTCTTGCGTCATGTTTGCTCTGATATTCTTCTCTGTCATAGTACCATTATACTTTACAACGTCTAATTTATGAATGTACTAATTACAGTAAATTTTGCCACGACCATCATATAGCAACAGCTGTAAACACCGGTCGGCATATTTTCCTTGTGAATGTACTAAGTGGATTTTATTCCTTATTTCCTTTTCCTTTAGGTAACCCTATGGTATTACGACATGCCAGAGGATTGTTTACTTAGGTTAATTTTTATGGTATTTTTTTACTTAGTATATTCACAAGGAAATCGATGTTTTACGGCGATTAAGTCGATAACCTATAAACACGCGACACGTAAAGTTACACTCGTTGTAAGAGCCTGAGGCCGCAAGGCCGAAGGCAGGACCACTGCTCCATGATATATGATGATCCGTACGTGATCAGAGTGAAGCGCTGAAGTGTACGTGACCAGAGTGAAGCGCTGAAGTGTGCGTGACCAGAGTGAAGCGCTGAAGTGTGCGCTGTGAAGTGTACGTGACAAGAGAGACGCGCCGCTTTGAGCTGTAAGCAACTGCTTTGGGTTGTGAGACCAGTCACGTGGAAAAATTTTTCCGTGTCTCCTTTTGTATTCTTTCGCCCAGTATATCCCACATATCAAGTATAATGAACCTAGATTGAAGGAAAGGAGGCGAGCAAGCAAAGGTGAGTGGGAGATAATCCTCTCCCCGAAGGGTTCTTTGACATATGCACGACATTCCGTGTCAGCAAAATAGTTGTTCAACGGACCAATAGACTATGTCCGTGAATATATAAGTCGAAGTCATACCAAGTTCGACATGGGCCGTAGGCCTGCACTCGAACAGTGTCAATGCTCGGCTGGAGACAACTATGGCAAAGGGAAAGAAGTATTCTGAATGGACAGCGGAAGAGAAGGCAGAAAATCGTGCCAAGCGCAAGGCCATGTACGACAAGCGCCGCGAGGAAACAATCGAGAACTTCAAAAAACTCGAAAAGGAACTTGTCGCTCTTAAGGCCGGCCCGAAAGTCATGGACCTCTTGACGAAAATCAAACAGGGTTCAGGATTTGAGAAAGGCCCGCGTATGGGAAGTCGCGAAGGTTACCTGGTCCAGATGTTCGGGACCGAAGAGCCGAAAATCGGTCAGACTGTTTCCTATCTGTTCATTGGAGTTCGTGGACCTCAAGGCGAACGAATGAACGAGAACGAAACTCTGGGCGAGTTCGTGAAGCGGACCGGCGACGCCGACTATAAGTACGATGCCAACTCAATTGCTTCAATTGTCTGGTACCTCAAGAAAAAAGGTTACCAACTCGAAAATGACAGGGCATCTGCTACCGTCAAATACCTCGGCTTCGAAGCCGTCGAAGAGAAATAAGAGAAAAGCCTCGGGCGAAAGCCCGAGGCTTTTTTCGTTATATAACAAAAGGAGTATGCAATGTGCAAGTTTTTCAGTTTTGTAGGGGATGGGTACGGGAACTTCTTGTATTCGGACTGGAATACACGGAAAGAGAACACGACAGAAGACCATGATTCACATACAACAATCCTTACAAGGAACAAAGTTCCTCCCCGTCTACAGGACAGATGGTCAAAGTATGAATACAATCCGATTACAAAGGAATTCGCCGTTGACCAAGGTGTAGATGGACATGACCACGAAGCGGCAGAGAATTGGGTACGACACCTGAACTTCAAGAATGTAGTGGAACCTCTCGTAATCAAGAAAATACGGAATCCACTTACAGGAAAAGCAAAGAATGTAAGTGAAAAAGAGATTGCCCTACTTGAGGAATGGATAAAGGTATGGTATTCGGTCAGGGATTCGGTCGGGGATTCGACCGGGAATTCGGTCTGGTCTTTGGTCGGGGATTCGGTCGGGGCTTTGATCTGGGATTCGGTCGGGCATTCAGTCTGGGATTCAGTCTGGGATTCAGTCTGGGATTCAGTCTGGGATTCAGTCTGGGATTCAGTCTGGGCTTCGGTCTGGGCATATATAAGTAGTTTTTTCAAAATACAGTATGAGCATGATTTTTCTTCAGCAGTAAATCTATGGAACTCAGGGTTCGTGTCGAGCTTCGATGGGGAAACATGGAGACTTCATTCTGGGAAGACTGCAGAAATTGTATATGAAAGGAGGAGAACATGAGTCAGCAGATAATGATAATGAAATGATGGGCTTCGAAGCTGTCGAAGAGAAATAAGGGAAAAAGCCTCGGGCAAAAGCTCGAGGCTTTTCTCGTTATATAACAAGGGGTGTACAATGGCAGAACTAAACAGAAGACTTCGCTCAGGATGGATATTGATGGGATATGAGATGGATAGCAATAACAACGAGCATTTCTACCTGCAACGCGGTAAACATGCTTGTGAAATTGAACTCAAGCCGAATGGCTATGGATATATACATACAAACACTAAAACAGTGAGGATATAATATGGATGACAGAATGAAGAGCATGCTCGACGCATCGTCGCTTGGCATTACTCTGATAACAATCTCAACACAGTTGAGCGAGGTGACACTCAAATAAAGGAGATGACATGAAAATGGTGATAGTCTCACGGTGGAATAGAGCCACCCGAAAAACGGAATATCTGGTTATGAAGGGCTTGCTTTTAATAGCAAGGCGTGACTCGAAATACGAAGCTGAGAAAGTCAAGAGGTCCCTCGAACGAGCCTTTGACCCTTGGATGAACTCAGCAAAAGGAACAAATGCATGGCTTACAGCACCGACACGACTATAACAGTAAAGCATTCTTGTGGCCATACAGCCACGTACAAGGCAAGAGGCAATCTCGATCCAAAAAAGATTGAGATTGCTTTGAAACACATTGGACCAACAATATGCCCAGTTTGTGAAGTAAGGAGGAAACATGAGTTACAAGAAACGTGAGCTCAAGGTCTACAAGAACGGTTTCAGTGACCTTGCTAAAGCAGTCATACGTCAGTGGAATACTGACGGTAGACCTCGCAGTGATGAAGACGGCGCTAAAGCATGGAGTTCAATACTCAAGGAACATCATAAGAATATCGGTGGCGCTGTGCGTCATGGAAAGATAGTAAAATGACATACACTGGAGAAATATATGAAGTACTATGGAAAGAATATTTCGGGCATTCAACGAACTACTTGGTTAGTTAAAACTTTTTGGTTGAGACAGTTCGGATCGACCAAAGAGCGATTTATCGATCCGGAAACTGGTTGTGAAATAGAAAACGGGATTCCTATTGAAAGCATTCGGGATGAAGCCGGATGGTTATGGGCGATGGCAACACAAAACTGTAACGGAAAGTTCCGAATCAACAAGGACTTCATCAATCAATGCGTTTTCAATGAAATCGCAACCGACGAGGAGATTCAAGAAGTGGCTTACTTGCAATCTCTTGAAGATGTTATTCCTTGTTAATGAAGCAATTACATTGTGGAATAATCAACAATAACGCCCGCCGGAGCGTATCCGGCAAAGATAGTAAAATGACATACACTAAAGACTTCATTAAAAAGAAGATTTTGGAAGATGACCGGTGGCTCAGGCGTGGAATACTTGCTATCTACAGCAGACAGACAGAAGCAGAACAAGCAAGAAATACGACCATCGAAGACAATGGCATTGGATTCAATGGCGTTGATGCTCCGTTCCTGAGCTCACTCGCTCGGCAGATTCAAGTACGTGACTGGCTAAGTGAAAAGCAGTCAGCTATCGCTCGACGGAAGATGACCAAGTACGCTGGTCAGCTTGAGAAAATAGCAGGAGGTAAGTCATGACTAAGTACAAAGTAATGGTGCAGGTAACAGATGAATACTTTGTTGAAGCACAAAATGAAGAGGAAGCTCGACGCATCGTCGCTTGGCATTACTCTGATAACAATCTCAATACACTTGAGCGAGGTGACACTGAGGTATTCATCTTTAGTGATGAAGGAGATGACGTTGGAAAAGCGGAGGAGGTAAGTCATGGCTAAATACGAAGTAATAACAACTGAAAAAAGGTCGTACTACATAGACGCGAGCTCTAGTCAAGAAGCTGAGCAGAAAGTCATAGACAATTATAATAACGATAGCATAAGCGAAGATGAGTATACTTTAAACGTTGAGTCTATCGAAATAGAAGATGATGAGGATGATGGAACAGCGGAGGAATTGTCTACTCCTCCCACTTCTGTGTGAAGCTATGAAGTTTAAGGAATGGATTGAGTTGGCTATTGATACAATCATGCTCCAGGTTAATTGTGGCCTAACGGTAACAATTAAGGAAACCGACTACTCATAGGCGAGTGACAAGCAGGGCTTCAGCTCTGCTTGGTAAACCACAGCTTCGGTCACAAGTCCGAAACAAAGGAGGGCGATTATGCTTTGACTACGGTTGAAGAAGCTGAGATAGTCCAGTCTTTTACAGCTATGCTAATGAAAAGACTCACCAATGAAATAGAAGAGAACTTCCTAAGGAGTATGTAATGTGCAAGTTTTTCAGTTTTGTAGGGGACGGTTATGGGAACTATTTGTATGCAGACTGGAATTTAAGAAAAACGAGGCTGCGTGCAAATTGGGATTCACACACTACAATTTTAACTCATTTTAAGGTCCCACCAAAGATGCAAGACCGATGGTCAAAGTATGAATACAATCCGTTTACAAAGGAGTTCACCGTTGACCAAGGTATCGAGAGACATGACCACGAAGCGGCAGAGAATTGGGTACAACACCTGAACTTCAAGAGCGTAGTGGAACCTCTCGTAATCAAGAAAATACGGAATCCCCTCACAGGAAAAGCAAAGAACGTAAGTGAGCAAGAGATTGCACTCCTCGATCAATGGATAAAGGCATGGTATTCGGTCAGGGCTTTGATCTGGTCTTCGGTCAGGGCTTTGATCTGGTCTTCGGTCAGGGATTCGGTCGGGGATTCGACCGGGGATTCGGTCTGGTATTCGGTCAGGGCTTCTGTCTGTGATTCAGTCTGTGATTCAGTCTGGGATTCGGTCTTGGATTTGGTCTGGGCTTCTATCTGTGATTCAGCCTGTGATTCAGTCTGGAATTCGGTCTTGGATTCGGTCTGGGCATATTTCAGCAGTTTTCTCAAGATTAAGTATGAGTACGATTTTGCTTCAGCAGTAAAGCTATGGAATTCAGGGTTCGTGTCGAGCTTCGATGGGGAAACATGGAGACTTCACTCAGGGAAAAACGCAGAAGTTGTGTATGAAAGGAGAGTAAAATGAGTCAACAAATAATGATAATGGAAGGTACTGGTTCACGAAAGAGCCTATTCAGCAAAGGAAAGGAACATGAAAGCAGTTAATGACTATTTGGACGAAGGAAAGAGCGTAACAAACGTTTTTTATGCGATCGATTCGCTTAATAGCAGAATAATTTTGTCTAAATGGAAAAGAAAAAGCCATGCGAATATGGACACAGTTGAAGCAATTATGGCAATCGAGGACATTTTTCGTAAAGTTGCAGGAACTTTCATAAACTCTTTGGAAGTTGACGGGGAAATCGTAAGCGAACAGATCTTTTATCCAGATGGGTCAAGTATGAAAGTTGAACGAGTTATAAAGAAAGAAGAATACAGGAACTAGCATAACCCGCCCGCCGGAGCATATCCGGCAAAGGAGATAAATGATGAAGTGTATTTGTGGTTACTTTCACATGACGAAAGAAGAAATCGAAGAAGCAGACATTACCGAGCAGGACTATCTTTGGGAAAATAATGGAGAAAGGCCGTTTATGTGGATTGAC